GCCTTTTGCACTATCAACTAAGAACTTTACTGTTTCAATATCGTTTTGATCTTCAACAAAACCAATATTTCTCATTGATGAACTACATGTTGGACATGTTTCATCAGACTCTTTTGAAAGTCTTACAATATCATCAGTATTACACCAGTATACTGTATCAATAACTGCTTTTGCTAAATACCCGCCAAGTTGTCCCTTTTCAATAGAGATAACGTTAGCGAATTGATTTGCTGGATTATCTACTAAAGATAACTCGTGCAGTTCATATTCTTTAACAATTCTAATTGACTTCTCTAGTTCCTCATCATAGGAGTCCATTGACTTTGTAATATTTCCACCTATTGAAAAACCAGTTAGTGTGCCATCAAGAACTTTTTCCCATGTATCTTGTGCACCTTTTGAAACATATGCAGATACATAGACTCCGCTATAAAACTTTCTTGTTTGTGGATCAAAATAGCGATCTTCTTTAAAAGAAACAACCTTACCTACAGCGCTTGGCTGATGCATTTCACGAAGGTTGCCACGAAACTTCTTAAATGCCTCTATACTTGCTTCTGTAGTAACAACATCATTTTGCTTATCAATGTTGTCAAGGGTAGCAAAACCAGATACGATTCTGCGCTCTTTGTCAATCTTGCCGATAGGCATAGAAAAGCGAACATTGTCGCCATCAGTAATCCAGTGTGCTTTTTGTATAGTCATGGCAGTATTATTATAGCAAACCTTTTAATACATTTCTCAATTATTGAGACGATCTACCCTCACCTTGTGGATTTCTTCCACTAATGGTTGCAGGAGAATCGGATGTATTATTTGCTCTTTCTCTATCTCTTTCACGGTTACCCGCTAAGTTTGCCCTAGCATCTGTAGCCTGTCTTGGACTCATTGAAAATGGTGAGTTTCCATCGCCATCTGGTCTTGGAGGTAAATCTAACATTTCACGAGCCTCATCAGGGGTTAAAACCTGAGTCTTGACATATCGTTCAATAATTTGAGATTGAGCAATTTCATCTGTCAATGTCATTTCATTAAACTTAAGTTCAAGAATATCTGTTCTTTCTTTAATAATTTTATTGACCATCTTCTCAAGTTGAGCCTGTGCTGGTCTAGCAACCTGCTCTTTAAATGTACGGTCTTGAGCCATAGCAGCAGCAATAGCAGCAGAATCAGATCCACCAAGTTTAGAAATTGGAACCTGATGCGCCACTAAAATATCATCACGATTTTGCTTACGATACTTTTCAAAAGATGCTTCTTGAACTGCTGTTTCAACAGGCTCCATCTTAAATTCAACCTTGTTGTTATCAGTATCTCCAGGAAGTGGGATGTAAAGGGTTCTGTGGTTTTGCCCCTTTAATCCAGTCTGCAAAAATCTAAACATCTTATCCTCTGCATCCGCAGACAACTTAGCACCCTTAACTGTAATAATATAACGAGGAGCACCTTTGTTTTGGAAATAATCAATGTTGTACTGAGCGGCAAGAGAATCTCCAATTAATGAAGATACTGCCGAAATAATATCTGGAATACCATAGTAGGTATTTAGTGGAGAGTATTCTTTAATATGAATAATTTCATTTGGTCTTGTATCTGTAGTCATTGGGTTTACGTTAGTTGCACCAAAGTTACGGAAGTAAACCACCTTCTGACCAATGATTTGAACAAAGCCATCACGCAAACGTCTAACACGAACTGTAGTAGATGGAATATGACCTAAATATCCAATTTCACCAGACACTGTTCTGCCTATTTCAAGAAAACCATTACCTGTAGCCTGAAGATCTGTATAAACTTTTTCCATTGTATTAGTAAAAGAATCATCATCATTTAGTGATTCAACCCATTCACGAATTTCTAGTTTCATGCGTTCAATGCGACGACGTGCTCTATCTACTGCGCCTTCGTCACTATTGTTTTCAAATCTAAGCATTGTGCGATCCGTAATATCAAAACGGTATCCAAGACCAACAACATTTTCTACCTTTGCATCAATGGCAGCATGATTGGCAAAAGAAGTATCATAATAACTTGCTAACTCATACATATTGTATGGTGGTGTAATTACATCAAATAAACCGTATCCATTTCTATATACCGTTCCAGGATTAATTTGCTTTGATCCGCTACCGTCTTGACCCATTGGAATAGCGTTTGCGTTTTCCAAATAACGTGCTGATGGCTCTACGGCATTATAACCATATACCTTAGAAACAGTTCTTGTAGTTCTGCGCTTAAAGTTTTGATCTAGCCCAGAATATTCTTTTAGAACATTCCAATCTTTGCTAAATGGATCATGCGTCTTAAAAATATTTTCTGACTCTTCTTGAGTCTTAAGGCTTGCTTGAATAAAATCGTAATCGTATTGTTCGCTCATGATTCGTATATATCTTTCCCATATTTGTTTAATGTGTCTTGAGCAGCCTGCCATGCACCTAAATCATTCATAGATGGGATAAGACCATTTTTTAATCTTTCTACCTGCTCTGTATGCTCTTCTTCGCTAATTCTATTTAGTCCAGGAACAAACACTGCAGTACCTTCACCATCATCGCCATAGTAAACTGCTGCAGTCTTTAGTTCTGCTATTTTTGAAATATCACCTTTCATAGACGGTATATTCAAAACATTGCCGTCGCCGTCTGTAAACCACTTTCCATTAGATTTCTTGTAAACATACAAACCCCAGTCATAACTCTTAGGAATGACCTTTCTTCGGACATTACTTACAAGCGGTTTACCAGTTTTTTGACTAATTAGCGGATTCATGTACTTAAGTATACCAGACTATACCGCTGAACCCAACCTAACTGTCCATGTTGTGTCATTGTATATTTTAACCTTTTGAGCATCAAATATCATGCCTTCGTCATCATCAATAATAATTTTATTAGTTCCAATATAAGTTTTGTATACATCGGAAGGGTTTACCCCGTATAGGTCAGACGCAGAAATAATTAATACGCCCTCCCATGTAAAACTATTTAACCAGTATTCCCATTCAAAATTTGTAACACCATCAGACTGGACCTTAAGCCATGGTCTTGTAAGTTCACTCTGAACCTGTTGTAGGTTATTTGCCTGATAATAAGCAATATTATTAAACACAAGCGGACCAGTTAAATTAATGCTACCAATAAATAGGTCAAAGTTAAGAGCATTAGAAAAGGCTATACCAAGAACAGACCATTCTTTAATTGTTAAAACTGGCTCTCTTACTAAAGATCCATTTAAGAAATAGGACAAGCCATTAAGTATTTGACCTGTGGCTAAACTTTTTGCATAAATTTTTGCTCTAGCACCATCTGGATTATTTGCAACAATATAAAATTTAATTGTATCTCCCTTGTATACTATCTCAAATATTTCTGTTGGTATAAAGGGGAACTGATCTAAGTCAGATCTCATCCAGATTTGTGTTGCACTTATACGATAGTTATCTGCCAAAGTTGAGTTTACTGGGATAGCAATACCACGAGAAACTAATGGATCAAAATCACCACGAATTTCAATACCAGATGTACGATTTAAATAAAGATATGGAGTACTTCCTTTATATATAGTAAATGGGTTTTGAGATTTATAATCAAAATAAAGACCAGCACGTTTATATGGGAACATGTTAACACCAAATCGTGTTCCTATTGGATTAAACGAGTTCTCGTTAAATGCTTGAGAAGTTAACTCTAGCCTACGCAAACGAATTGGCTTTCTTAAAATACCACGAATATTGAAATCTAAATGATATACAACAGCAAGTTTACTAAAGTCTACAGTCTTAGTTGGATAAATAAGAGTATTATCTACTACTTCAAACTTTGTAGTAAGCCAATTTGAGTATTCGTCAATATTAATAATTCTATTTTCTTTTGGTGGAACATAGTTTGGAAAATCTGTTATAGGTGTGTTTGCTCCTTCTTCAATATACTGCAAAGTAATATAACTTCTAACAACAGCATCTGTAGTATCATATTCAAAATATTTGGCAGCCTTTTGAGACATGTCTTCATAGTTATCCCATCCAGTAAATAGGCTGTTGTCTAACTGAAGATATGTCTCTTGAACTGGATGAGCATATTCTTCTTTAAGTTCGCTATATGTCCAAGAACCAGTTTCTTCATATTCCGTTAATTTTGTAGGTGATGGATACCCTAAATTAAATTGTAAAAAGTCTAGATCGTAATATTGATTGCCCACTTCATTTGTTACAGATTGTGCAAAATAAGAAAGTGGAAGATAATCTTCCCAATATCCCGAAACACCAATATCTAAAAAGTATGTGTCATATGCTTCTGAAGGAAGAAGTGTATAACTTGCCGTATGTGCAAGCAATGCTATTGCATTAGCGGACTCTGCTGATCCAGTAGCCAGATAACTATCAAGAATTGCAGTTCCATTTTCTTCAAAATGAGATGTTATGGAGTTTGCATTGTATGCGGTACAAAGACCAACAGAGTAAATCTTACCTGTAAACTGAAAAGTTCCAGTTTCGTCTCCGCCAACATACATTTCAAGACCATTACGATTTCCAAAAAACGAGGCAACATTTCCACCAAAAAAGGCTGTAAGTTCTTCTATTTGAATTCCAGCAGCATATTTTTCGTCTTCCACAATAATATCTGTGGTATAAATCTCTTGTTCTACTCCATTAAAATATAAATAATAGTGAACTTCATCTAAATCTTTACGAATTGAAAAATAGTTTCCAGTAAGCCTATTGTATATTTTAAACAATGTTTCTTCTGTGGCTAGATCATCTGAACTAAATACTCCATAAATAGTGTCTATATCTGTATTTAAAATGCTTAGTCTTGGAAAGTTAAAATAACATTCTTCTGCATCCCAGGAAATATTTGGTCTAAATGTTATAAACTTATCTTCGTTTGGTATTTGAATTTCTTGATTGTCATCATAAAGTTCTTGTAATGTTTTTGAACCTACAAAAATTTCTGGCAAAGAATATTCTGGAGTTGTTAGCGCTGTGTTTGTGGTTGCAAGATTATCAAATGTGCCCTGTTCCCATTGAGCAAAATCTGGATAGTTATAATTAGCGGTGTAGTCTGCAAAAGGATAGTCTATAAAAGCCTGTGTGCCACTATAAGCAGAGTTAATTGCTTCTGGAGATAAAACACCTTGACCATAAACCCATCTACGTTTAGCAACGCTAATAGAAACAGAATATGAATAAATTCCAACGCAATCAATTTCAATAGGATTTACTTCTTCATAAGCATAAAATCCAAGCCAATCTTGGCTATCTCCAGAATTATTTAGTTGTGAAGGCAAATCCAAATTATCTGTTTCAATTGGAATGTTTATAACTTCTTCACCATTTATAAGTAAACTTACGTTATTTCTGATCATTCTCAAATGAACAAGCATTGGTCTAAACCATTCACCAACGAAATGTGAAGCAAATTGTTTACCAATTACAAGAGTTAAAAAACCTGATTCTACATAAATACCATCAGAAGATGCTATAGGTCCAAATATTCTTTTTGGTTCATATGCATTAGAATTAATTCTTATCCAAAACTCAACTGTATAATCTTTATATTTTCCTAGTTCATTTAAAAATCCTTGACCAGGAAATATCAGTGATGGCTTGTCTCCAGTGTTAGGAGATATTTTTGTAATACCAGATGCTCCAAATACCATTGGCACACCGCTATTTCTTGCAACTAAAGCATTATCTGATACAAGATAATATCCAGAATCTCCACCAAGACCGTAAGCATCTGCAGAAACTGCTCCATCAGCAGCAAGAGCAATTGAAGATGGCAAGGATATAGGAGTGACACCTAAAGATACTGCATTAAATTCTTCTGACCATTGTCCAGCACTTATTCCATTTACATAAAATTGATAATCTGAACTTGATAATCCACCATCATTATAAATAAACTTAATTACAATTCTAAAATCTGTATTTTCATTAGGTATTTCAAATGTTCCAGAAACAAAACTCCAAGCCTGAAAAACAGAAGTATTAAATGTTTCTAGTTGTTGGATAATTTGAGAGGTTGTTGTATCTGTATATTCAAATCCTATTTGTACTTGAGTTAAATATGCGCTATTAGAATAAAAATAACTACCTATAGTAAATGTTCCAAGTTCGGAATTTAAATTTGTAAAATTTACGATATTATTACTAATACATTCTATTGTTAAAGAACTTGTAGATGGAACATTTCCCTCAAGTATGTTTAAGACACTATCTTCAAAAGGTTGATTTATATCAGCAGCAGAAGTTGATGCAGTACAGTTAGTTAATGTCCATCCATCAGAAATGTCACGATCTGATTCTGTTATT